AGGCTTGCAAGCCATAACTATTCCCTCCTGTCAAAGGCAGGGGGATTGCTCCCCCTCCTGAATATCGTATCTCAGCAGCCGCAGGTGTTGCAGCCGCAGCCGGAAAACTGGTAAGGTGCCGGAACCGGGAACGCCGGTACCGGAGCCGGGCGGAGTGTCTGAACCAGATAGTTGTTCTGCGCCTCCTGAGATGCGGCAAACTTCAAGGTCTGGTTCTCGTTCTGGAGCGCCGCGATCTTCTCCTGCTGGCGGGTGTTCTCCATTGCATCCAGTCGTGCAATGATACGGTCGGTGTCGTTGTGGGTAGACTGGATAATGTCGCGTGCGTTGGTTGCCGCGTTGTAATTGGTGTCGCAGAAACCGCGTTCTACCTGTCTCTGGGTGTCGCAGCAGCAGCTTGCCATCTGCGTACCGAGTGCGGTCAGGCCCGCGGTCACGCCGTTAAAGCCGTTGTTCATGTTGGTGTTTACGCCGTTGATAAGCTGGGCATTCTGATAGCCGAGCTGGCAAACCGAATTGTCCACGCCGTGGAAGCCGTTAGAAACTGCGCTGCCAAGCGTGTTGAAGCCGGTCAGCATACCGTTGTTCATGCTGTAAAAGCCGTTGCACAATCCGTCCTGAATGCCGAGAACGGAACGGGAAAGGTTGTTGAAATTGAACTCACTGCACAGGTCAGAACGAGTTACTGCACCCTGATAGCCTGCGCCGTTGCCGCCGTTGTTGCCCCAGCCCCAGCCGTTGCCGCCGAAGATCAGCGCAATAATCAGAAATGCAAAAATCCACGAGCCATTGCCGCCCCACATACCGTCATTGCCGCCGCCGTTGTTGTCAGAGCCAAGAGCGTAGCCGGTTGCAAAATCGTTATCCATTTGAAAATCTCCTTTTCAGTATATATTTGAACGGAACCGCGCGTATTCCGAACATGACAAATTCATGCCGGATTTTTCTTCAAGATTCCGTAACTGAAAAGGGAACCGTAAAAAATCGTCTGTTTTTTTACAGTTTCGTATTTACTTGATGTTCATGCCGAACTGCTGTGCAAACTGATCGAGGTCGATTCCTCGTTCCTTTGCAATGTTCATTGCCATCTGCCGCAGCGCGTCCGGGCTCTTGCCCTGCATGGATTTCATTAGGGTGCTCACCATAGGATTATTGCCGGTCATTTGGTTCAGCATTGCCATAGGATTCCCGCCGTTCCTCATAAGCTGCAACACCTGCATCATCGGATTATTTACCATCGTTTGCACCTCCCAGTTGTTCGCATAACTTGTTAAACCGTCGGATAAGCTCGTTGAATTCCGTTCTCGGAACATAATCTGACAAATCTATTTCCGCAGGTTTATTCGTTTCCGGCTCCTGTGCTCTGCGATACATCACAAAGTCAGCACAGCCGGTTTGCAAATTAAGCTGTTTAGTGTAAATCGCGCCGTGTGCCGTGTCCGGCATGATAGTAAGCGCACCGGAAAAGTCCGTCTGTACCGCGCGTGCTTCCTCCACACTTGCCACAGGTCGTACAATGTGCTGTGGAGATTGTACCTGCTGTTGAATTGGTGTCTGCATTGGCTGCTGCGGGTACTGCTGTTGATACTGCGGCGTGTAGCCAGTGTAACCATAAGGATATGCCATTATCCCAGCACCTCCGTAACGTGTTCGCTGATGGATTTACTTACCGCCTCTTTGTAGGATATATACTCCTCTAAGCAATCTGTGTTGCCTGCGTTGCGATAAACTGCTACAATGCGACGAGCGCACTCAGGGTCATACCCCATGCGTTCAAGTCTCTGTTCGTAACTCATGCGATCACTTCCTTATACTTTCAGTATAAGGTCTGCTGGGCGTGAAAACCTGTCACAAATCTGTCAACTTGCTGTCACAGCACGCGCAGCATTTTGCATTTGATGCTGTTCAACCGACGATGCACCGTGCTTTCGCTCATGTGCAGCGTCATGCAAATCTGAGTAATGGAACGCGCCGATGTTCGCAGGTCAAACACGGCGCGCTCTTCTGGTGTAAAATTGCACTCACGCCGGAAGTATTCCACCTCCGGCCTTGTAAATTCCGTTAATTTCATGCGGTATCCCCTCGTTATGGTGTCACCGCATATCTTTCCCCTTGTATAAAAAATCGGGTGCGACACACTTACGCGCTTCGCACCCTATAAAAACACACCGTCCCGTGCCCTCTACGTCAATACCCTATGTAGGTTCATAAGGCTTCGAGGAGCGCAGGAACAATGCGTTTTTTCAATCCTGATAGAATTATACCATATTTTATGTCCGTCCGCAACTTAGCCGTAAAGGCGTGCACGGTCGTTGATAACCAGCAGGCGCAGCAGGTCGGTCGTCAGTGCCAGTTTGCCCTGATCGTCGCCTTGCAAAAAGCCCTTGTTCACCAGCTTCTGCACGGTCGCCTTGCCCCATGCGGGTACTGCGTCTACCGTGTCGTAAACCTTCTTTGCCTTTTCGGCGTTGGCAATTTCCTGCTTTGCAATGTTTCTGGTCTGTGCTTCCGTCATATCTTCAACCTCTTTCTCTGTCAGCATATCCTTGAATTTCTGCCACAACTGCGGATTGCGCACCCACGGTTCCGGGCAATCCTTGTGTGTCACATCGTAGTGACGACACACGCGCGATACCGGCACGTGGTGCTTTGCCATCAGCTCCCGTGTCAGCTTTGCTGCACGCTTCATGGTAGCCTCAGGGATAACGTACACGCCATTACGGATGACGCTGCACATTTCAATTCCAATAGAATTAGCGTTCCGGCAGTCGTTGTAGTAGCTGCCGCCGCGTTCCTTGCCGCAGTGCCATGCCGTGTCGCAGTCCTTTACGCTCTGCACAACGCCGTTCGGGTCTACAAAATAGTGCGCACTGGCACGCAGGCCACTTTCTCTTGCGAAAAAGTCTGCATTGTTCTGTGCCGTATCGCCGTTGTTGGACGTAAAGTGTAAGCAAATCCAGTTTATCGGGAACGAACGTCCCTTCTGATAGTTGTTCGGATTGCACTGTTTAAACGGAATACTCATTTACTCACCCTTCTTTTTCGGTGCGGTGTAGGTCAGCGCCGTTTGGGAATCCGTAATACCCGCCGTGGTGGGGTCCACAAACACGCTGAGGATAGCCAGACACATGGTAACAAGCTGTACCGGATTAGACAGCACCGAAACAATGCCGTCCCACACAGCCGCCCAACTCGTAAATGTCTGCGGGTCAACGCCAATCGCCGTAATCGCTACGGACACCACGCCAACCCAAAACCACGGGTTCTTCATTCGTACAGGGATATTTACCTTCATACTCTCACCTCGCAATATGGTCTATAGCAATTCCTTCTAAGAACTGCTCGTATTCCTTCGTCGTCTTTTCAATAGCCGCAAGCCCTGCTTCTACCTCACCGTTGCAGTGACCTCGCTTTAATGCCATTGCTACGCCAACAGTAAGCTGACAGTTCGCGTTAATCATTGCAAGCTGCAAGCGTCCCTCTTTGGCTCGTTGTTCCGCCCTCCGGTTTACCCGCTCCGTTTCTTCCTTTGCTCTCTTCTCGCGCTTGCCGGACTGCGCCGCCATAGCAGCGCAGATGATTCCGACAACACCCGTGATAATGGTGCAGATAACCTCCGTCGGCATAATTAAATCCCCACAATAGCAGAGGTGTTATATTCGTACATAGTTTGTTCCTTTCCGGGCATTCGCCCTATCAAAGTGTACATTTTTCTTTTATTTTGAGCACTTTACCGCAATTCTGAGCATTTAGTCGAAAATATCGTGTAAACGATCTTCAACCCATACTGCTACCGCCGACAGCGCCGCCCATGCAATGGTAAACTGCGGACACACCTGCCCCATGAGATTTCCGGGCACGCTGGAGTAGTCCCATACATCCAGACCGAGCCAGACGTTTAGCACCAGACCAGCCAGCAGTTCAAGCACAGTGCAAATTACTGCTCCCTGTGCCATCTGCACAATGAGTGGCGGGTGCTGCTGAACCTCGTCCAACAGTCCCACCAGAACAAAGCACACGCCGCCGAGGATACCCATAGACCAGTGCGTGTAGCCGCGCCATGCGATCTCAATCAGCATGTACGTCACGCCGCCGATCACCGCGAACAGCAGGTGCTCAAGCACAGACTTAGGTGTAATTCCACGCAACGGCAAGCACCTCCTCTGCCGTCGCAGCATTGCGGAGATTCACCTCAGCCGCCTGCTGGATGCTCACGCGTGGCTCAACGTAGGCTGCAATCGCCAGTGCCAGCGCACACAGATCGGCATACTGCCAGACCGTACACTCATCGCCGGTGGAGTTCCAACGCAGCTCACGTTCTACGCCCGCAGACTGCGCAACCTGCTGCACCGCCAGCGCCGATGTAAGCTGTGCCTGTTTTTCCGACGTTACAGCATACTTCTTACCATCCGTCCATGTCAGCGGATTTTCGGACAGCCATGCAGCGAGGTCTGCATTGCTGTCTGCGATACGCTGCTCACGCAGATCATCAACTGAGGTCAGCGGTGTGCCGTATTCCTCGCCGACGGCCTGTAAAAGCAGTGCGTCAGCCTGTGCGGTCACGCGCTCCTGCAAATCAGCACCATCGGCCACCTCGGTGACGTATTCATCGTACACCCAGCCGGTGCGGTCGTTTTCAAGGGTTTCTTCCTGTGGGTTCAGGCAGATTCTCACCCACGCGCGTCCCGGCTTATTCGGCAGGCTGTTTGCGGAGATTTTCTCCGGCTTGTTATCGCCATGTACTTTCATTTGGTATCACTCCTTTCAGGGTTCGCACATTAGACGCGCGGAGATGTTCGAGTTCGAACCCGATGAGGTGTCGTCCGCATGGAAGTACAACAGACCCGCATTCGAGCCGCTGTCCCAGCTACCACCCACACACAGCACGCGCCAACCAGACGAGGCAGAATAAACGTAGTCCGGGACGTAGGTTGTTCCCGAACCGCCAGACGTTTTCGGAATCAGTAAACCATTATCGGTAACGGTCAAGTCCTTAATCCAACCGTTTGCGGGCAAATTGCCGATATAGGTGTAGCCGATTGCAGCATCGTCCGCGTACTTGCTCGGGTCAGTGCAGTAGAAAGCTGTAATGCCTTCGGCATTAAAGCCATCTACCCACTGGAACACGTTGCCCCAGAGGTTTTCGATCCAACGATACTGCACATACGTTATTCCATCCCTGTATCCTTGGACGTTGCCGGTATGGTATTTCATTACATCCGTACCACCAGAGCTTTGTGAATAGCTTTCACCAACAACGCCTTTTCCTATCTTGCTTTGCGAATTCCAATCAGCGAATTCCACAATATACAGAAAGATAATTGCGCAGTAAGTTGCGAAATCATACAGATGAAATTTCGAGCCGTTCGACTTAGCTGTGTTGCGCGCCGATGTGCGGGTTATGTCTACAAACGCAGGAACGCCAGTCTTACTGTACCCATCAGCACCGTCGTTCATGTGATATCTGCCGACATACTTACCACTGCCCGGATGTTTCGTCATGCCAGTTTCCGGTTTGTCCGAAACATAGAAATACTGCTTCGTACCACTGCGCTTCTGAGCCACATAAAACACAGGAATAAATACCATAGTGTAGTTATTCGACCGTGCAAAACCACTATCACCCTTCCACGCCGTCACCGTACCAGACGCATTAAGGTTACATTCTTTCATACCGTTCCAAGGCGCATACGCATCAAAAGGCGAACTGCCCGAACCACTACCAGCCGCTGGTTTCGGCTCAGTTGTCACAGACCGTGTAACCAATCCGTAAGGGTCAGTGCTCGGAGTTAAGCGCGTCAGCGCGGTGCTCGAATTGCTCGTATCCCAGCAAACGCCGAACACGTTAGCGTAGCTCAGCGTCAGCGCCTTGCTCTGACCACTGGCGGTAACGCTTACTGTGCCCTCCGCTGTCTGGTCACCCTTAGTAGCCTTGATTACCCAAGTGCCCGCCTTACCGACGGTAAATACCGCCGTTCCGTTACTCGTTCTGGTCAGCACCGTGCTGCCCAGTGTCGCCGTCACCGTTGAACCACTGTCTACGGTTACGGTAATCGTAGACCGGAATTTCTCAAGCGTTACTGCAAGCGCCGTGTAATACGCCTTGGTTGTAACCTCGGTTGTATACGTCACGCCATCCAGCACGCACGACAGCGTGTAACTCGTGTTAATGCCGAGCACGCTTACAGTTGCCGTCTTGCTGCTGTCCACCGCGCCGGTGTACTGCTCACCGCCGCCCTTGAGCGTCCACACCTGACCGACAAAATCAGCCGCAAACGTCAGCGTAATGCGTGAACCGCCCGATGCCGGTGCATCTACCTCGCCCACGGTGTCATTCGCGGTAAAGCCGACGTACTTACCTTTTTTGCCCTTGATTTTGTCCTGTTTCTTGGAAAACAGTGTACTGTGTGCATCTGCCGTATCGTTGTGCGTGGACACCTCATTTGCAGCCGTGCCGGACGGGTCAGCGCCAACCTGCGGAGCCGTCACCTTGTGTGGGTTGCTTGTGCTTGCAATATGTCCAGGCACGTCACTCAGCGCCTTATTAAACGCGGCTTCCGTACCGGAATACCCCGCTTCTACCGCCGAAGTATACGCGCTCTTGCCGTTCTGACCGGCAACGCCAGCCGGGCCTTGCGGACCCTCCGGGCCGGTCTCGCCTTGGGGGCCTTGCACACCTTGGATACCTTGGGGGCCTTGCTTACCCTGTTTGCCCTCTGGCCCAGTCTCACCCTGCACACCCTGTGCGCCTTGGGGGCCTTGGGGGCCGGTCGGGCCCTCCAGCTTGCCGACGGATACCCAGTCGAGCGCGATTTCCGACCAGATGTAGCACTCATGATTCGCGCTCACCTGATACATAAACTCGTCGCCGTTGGGGATTGCCTTGCGAAGTGCCGCCAGTGTCGCGTAAACATCCTGCACGAACAAACTCTTGCCGTCCTTGCCGTTTGCGCCGGTCTTGCCCTGCGGGCCCTGAGGACCTTGTGCGCCGGTGTCGCCTTTCGGGCCATGAGGACCTGCCGGACCGATTTCGCCCTGTTCACCTTTTGGACCTTGTGCACCGGCCACGCCCTGAATACCTTGTGGGCCTCGTGCACCCTGAGCGCCCTGTGCGCCCTGCACACCCTGAGGGCCTTGCGGACCGCGAACCGAAACGCTCTGCGGCGCGATTGCCGTAGCCTGCACGGTAAACGACATAACGCCGTTCTCGTCCACGCTCGGCACGATTACCGGGCCGAGATTGCCGGTTTCACCTTTCGGGCCACGCTCACCGGTTTCACCTTTTTCACCCTGCGGGCCGACAATGCCGTGAACAACCGTTACACCGTCCACATCCTCGACCGAGCCCTCCGCAAACTGCATCCTGCTCCTCTGCGGCAGCGCACGCCCGTCCGCATCGAGCACAACATGACCGCTCGAGCCGGTCGCCTCGAAATTCACGCCGTCGGTTGACGTTTCGAGAACCTTGTCGCTGTTGAGCCGCATATAAACGATCGAGCCGTCCGGTGCCTTGACGGTAAAAACGTCCTGTCCGGTCAGCCGGTTTACTTCGTCGATAACCTCGTTGACTTTCGGAATCGCCGTCTTGCCTGTCAGTCTGTCGAATACCGCCTTGTTTTCCGCCGCGCTGCCTGTTAAGATATCAGGCGCAGAAACAACGCCGTTCGTGCTTACCGCACTGTCTGAAATCTTTTCGATTGCCATTTACTCACCTCACCATAGTTCCGATGGTGTATCTCTTGATAATGCCGAACAGACCGAACGCCTCGTTCAGTGCTTCATTCTTCGCGATCAGCTGCAAGGTCTTGTATTTCTTTACCTTGCTGTTAAAGGGAAGTACCTGCGGCGCATCGTTCGTGTTAAAGGTAAAACGGCTGAAATCAATATCTTCCCAATTGAAAATATCCGCGATACCCTCGCGTATCTTTCTGCCGAAATCCCTCTCTGTCCGTGCGTATACCTGCAAGGACGAACGGGTATACGGCTTCATCATAATGCCGCTGCCGCGCTTCACCATCGTTTTATAGGTCATAAAATCGCCGTCATCGTCCGCTTTTGTGTGCCATTCTGCCGCGATTGCAGCGCCGCCGGTGATTTTGCCGTCCTCGCCCATCGTGCCGCCGTCCGAATACGCCTGCATGGTGTCTATATCCGTGTTCAGCCGACAGATTTTGCCGTCGCTTGTGCCAAAATACAGGTTTCCTCGGCTCTCCATCATGCGCACCGCCGGGAAGTTGTCCCAGTAATAGCACTCATAGACATAATCGCCGTAGGACTGCGGCTTGTACGCCACGTTCTGGTTGGTGTCCATAACATAGGCGTGACCGTTTACCGCCAGCACATAATAGCCGTTCCACACCACAGCGCAGGCGTTTTCAAGGTGTTCCTCTTTCGTTAATGACGCGTCTACATAGTAGCTGCGGTTTCGCGCTACCTGCAGTGCCGTGATGTTGCTGCTCGTCAGCGCAAACACGCCCGTTCGACTGAGGAATACCGGTTCCTCCGGCAGATACGCAAACGCCCGTTTTGCCACTGCACCAGCACCAGCGGCGGCGCGTCTTACCGGAAACTGCACCTTGCTTGTGGTCGTGTCGATGTTGTAGCCGCGAAAGTAAATCGTGGTTTCGCTTCGGTCGTCTGCCTTGATGATGGCCTGACTGTCCGAAATCGCGCTGTACCCGATGATTGCCGCGCCGTCCGCGCCCACCTTGGTATAGGAAAGATCGGGAAAGTACAGCGGGTTGTTGCTTTCACACCGCCAGTCCTTGTCCTGCGCATCAGGATTTCCCGCAAAGAACACCCTGTCCTGTGACTTGCCGCCGTAGATTGCGGCAATGGTACACTTGGTGATCTTCTCCTTGTAGCCCTCCACCGGCTTCACAAACGTAATGACCACATTGTCCTTGCCGGTGATCGCCGGTTTCGGCGGTGCGCTCGTAAACTTCACCTGTCCCTTGGTCTTGTCCAGCGTGTACTTGCTGCTCTCCCACACCTTGTCATCTACCTTAACCTCTGCAATGCTTTCAATGTCGGTGGTGTCCAACTGATACGTCGTTGCCGAACCGTCCGCGCAGAACTCGTTCTTGCGTTTGTTTGACAGCAAATTCACGTCTTCGAAGCTGGTTCCGCCTCCCGTCGGCTTGTTAGCAATGGTAGTAGTCGGAACGTAAGCATCCACTGTTGCATCCTTGGCGGTCTCGCCGTCGAACACAAGGTACTCGCCGCCCGTCAGCACATACATTTTGTCGTTCAGCGTAAACGACGTGCCCTGCTTGTTAGTAAGTCCGCTTTTCAGCTCTGTCAAGGTGTTCTCCGTCCACTTGTACAGCCGTGTGCCACCATGCACAAGAAAGTATTCTTTGCCCTTGATAATACCGCGATACAGGCCGTTTACCGGCTTTTCGACATTCAGCAGCACGCGCCATCCCTTGCGCTTTTCGGGAAAGCCGCCGCTGTCCGAGATCAGGTTTACCGTACCGGAAGCGCCGCGTGCAGAATCAACCTGCGTCGGGTTGCTTGACAAATCCACGCCCTTGAACTTGGAATACTCGGTCTTGTACTTTTTCGGGGAATCGGGAATCTTGTATGTTGCCATTTACACCCACCCCGTAACCGAGCGCCACGCGCCGCCGCTCGAAGTCTGCTGTCTCCTGCTTGCAAGCATCTGCTTTACGTTCTCGTATTCGTTCAGATACTGCGTCGCCATGGAAATATCATCTTCCTTGAACACCTCCGCCGCGATATACAGCGGAATTGCCCGCTGTGCCTCCTCCGCAAGAGAAAAGGTCGTGTCGCCCGGCGTGTCCTCGGTGATTTCCTCGGGATAAGCCTCATACCAGATAACGAGCGTTCCCTGATACTCCGCCGGAAGATACAGCTCGTCCATGCCGTCAAACTGATAGTCGTTCACGCGCTCAAACGTGTTGTTTTCGCCGCGAATGGTCAGCCGGTCAGGGCAGAACCGCATGAAATCCGGTGCAAGCTCCTTGAGGTGGTACAGCCGGTTGCCCTTCGCGTTATCGTCCGGCAGTTCCACCTCCACGCTCTTGTAAATCGGCATGATCTCCGCAAGGTCGATCATTGCGAACCATGCCGCGTGCGGCATTGCCCGCACATAATCCGCCACATCGGGCGAGGTCAGCGCGGTTTCCGTGCCGTAGTTGAGGCGCGAGAAAATCTTATCAAGCGCCGCTTTCTGGATTTGCTCCCATGTCATTCGCTCACACTCCTTTCAAAAAGGAAAAGGCGGGGTTTCCCCCGCCGCTTATCCTTACAGCAGTGCGGTAGCGTCTGCAAGGTCCTCGCCTGCAATTGCAATCGAGCGCCAGTTTACGAAACCGGCAATGAAACGTGCACGGCCGGTGTATACCTGTGCGTCGGTGTTCTTGTCGGTATAGCTGTCGGTGGTCAGCTTTACGCGATCGAGGAACGGCATAGCAAGCGTGTTCTGGTTTTTCTTGCTGTCCATCAGCATGAAATACTCCTTGCCTGCAATGGTGTTCGGCAGATAGTTCCAGACGATGAAATTCCATCCGCCGTACTGAAAGTTGAAGCCTACGCGGTTGCCGCCGTCCTTAAATTCAGAGCCGACAACCTCGGTCAGCTTGCGCTTCATCTTGCCGCTGTTCGGGATAATGATAGTATCCGGCGCAGTTGCGAGCAGGTTGCCATCATCGTCGGTGAACTTCTGCATCTTCTCCTGCATGGTGTCCAGTACGGTGTACAGGTCATCAGACGAGGTGTAGGAGAAGCGGTTGGACTGGGTGTACTTCGGCTGGGTGATGGACTTGTGCGCCTTGTTGAACAGAGACAGCTTATCGCCAGTAGTCGTGTCGTAGGTACGCATCTGCATATCCTTGTTGCCAAACTTCATGGAGCTGTTCAGACCGCCGATCAGCGTTGCAGCAGCGTACATCTCACGGGTACGCGCAAAGGAAAGGCCGAAATCGCGTGCTCGTGCGATAACCGCGCTCTGATTGCCGTCCTCCATCATCTCACGGGTGATGGTCAGGCGCTTTTTCCACGTGCTCGGCTCAAGGAACTTGGAAAAACCCTCCTGAAACGAGGTATCCGGATACGGGCCGTTCTCGCCTACATCCTCAAAGTTGCCGCTCGAAGTCATGGAGAGGTATCTCTCGCCGTACTTGTCGGTAGTGTCCATGCAGAAAATCTTCTTGAACTGCGAGTCCTGCTCAAAGTCCTCGATCTCGTGCTCAATGATTGCCTTGATAGGAGCTTCGGACTTGCCAAACAGGGAGTCAACGAGACCGGAGCCCTTAGAAATAATATTACCTGCCATTATTTATTTACCTCCTTGGGGTTAGGCTGCTGCCGCCGGAGTTACGAAAACGCCGCGTACAGTGGAATTGGTGGTTGCGCCGTCGGTGTCCAGAATCTTGAACACGCCGGAAGTGGTGGTTGCGGTAACGCCCAGCGCGTCAGGGCTCAGAGTAACCGCAGAACCAACCACAGTTGCCGCAACGGTCGCAGTGGACACGGTTTCAAAGATGGTGTTTTCGGTTACTTCGATGGCCGGGTAAGTGCCGTCTGCGCGCTGCGGACCCATGACAATGTGGGTCGGCTTGGTAGTAGCCGCGCACTTAGCCAGTGCACCGCCGGTCAGGTTTGCCGCCATGCCGAGAGAAAGACCGACCGCGCCCTTGGGGTACACAAACGGTTCTACATCTGCAACGCGGCTGTATGCCTTGATAAACATAGAAATTCTCCTTTTCAGATACGTTTTTTGTAGTCTGCAACAATCTGCTGCTTTGTCCAGTTCGGAAAAGCCTTGCGATACCACTGCATGGTTTCGTCGGGAACATGCACGTCATCGCCGCTTTCGCCTGCTGCTGTGGTGGTCAGATGGCTCTTGCCGTTGACATTGTTCATCGCCTGCTGCTTTGCCGCCGCGGCTTTCTTGCCGGTGAGCGTATCAAAGTTTGCAAGGCGGAACGCATCAACAAGCGAATAGCCTCTGTTGACGTACTCGTTAAAAACGGGTGCGTTCGGGTGATTTGCCAGTGCAGCAACGTCGGTGATGGACGGGTCAAGGTGGGAAATTTCCTTGATTGCCTCGTTCATCTGCCGCTCGCCCTCCTCCATCTGTACACGGTCAAGAACCTGCTGTGCCTGCCGTACAGTGGGGTTGTTTGCGATCATCTGATCGAGCATAGCGGGGTCGAGCCCTGCCTGCTGCATCTGGTCGCGCTGATATGCCTGCTGATACGCCTGCAAATCAGCTTCCGAGGTGATCGGCTTGTTGGTGTACGGGTCGAGCTGACCCTCGTACATCTGCCGTACCATCTCGTCCTTTGCCGCCTGACGCTCCTGCTGAATGCGCTCCTTAAACTGCGCTTCCGATCTGCGTCTTGCAGCGGCAAATCGTGCGTTATCTTCCGCACTCTGTACTCCCTCGGGTGCAGCTTCGGCGGTCTGCTGCTCGTTTTCGCCTGTTTCCTCGGGTCCGATGGACGCAGGTTCGGCGGTTTCCTGCTCGTTTACGCCTGCCTCGGTGGTTTCCACTTCGGTTTCCATAATTTCTTTCATTTTGGTATTCCTTTCCGGATTTTTACGCTGTTCCATGCGATTTTGGGCATAAAAAAACCGCCCTTTCGGACGGTTCCGCTATTCCCTTTTACTTGCCGCTCTTAGAGGAGCGCAGATCGCCGCCGGTCTTAACGGACGGCTTCTTGCCGGAAGTCTGGGTAAATACCGCCTTAACCTCCATGCTGCCGGTGTTCTTGATCTTACCGGCGTAACCGCTCTTATTTGCCATGCTATTTCACCTCCTTTACTATCTGCTTATAGTTCGAACACTGCGGATTTTTGCAGATAAGCACGAGCTTACCGTCTACAGTGTCGGTCTTGGTGTCGATTTTACATACCGGACATACCATAACTGCCGCCTCCCTCCTGATAACTCGGCATTGTCTCCGGGCTGACGTAGCCGGACTGCGTAATATCGGGAATGCCGTCTGCATTTGTTGCCATCGGCTGCATCATTGCCTGCTGCTGTGCCAACATCTGCCGCTGCATCTGCTGCTGCTCTAAGCGCTCTGTAAGCTGCTGCTTTACCTCGCTCGCCAGCGGGTAGTGCAATCCCTCCATGATCGTCCAGAACGTCAAGAGGCTCTGCATATCGGTCGGGTCGCCAAAGCAGCCGTTTTCAAGATTCATGCGTGCCTCCTGCCAGAGGTTTTCACGGTTGCCCGCAAGCGGTGCGGTCTGGTCTACGCTGAACAAAAACTCGTCGTTCCAGTACGGATCGCCCGCATCGTCCACTTTGAGGAAATCCATCTTGTTAAACACGCCATACATCTGCGTGCCGTTGGTGTCCTTGTATACCATCGGGCGCGGCTCGTCCGAGTACGCCAGCAGGAACTTAAACATGACATCGAACAGGTCAGCGTAAGCGGCGTTTTTCATCACCTTGCGGCTTTCCAGTCGTCCGGCGGTCTGCGCCGCTGCAAACTGCTTTGCCGTACCAGAGGTTGCGGTACTGTCCTTGCGTCCCTGGAAGCTGTCCGTAATGCCAATCAGATTACGCATTGCCGTGTAGGTGCTGTCCTCAAACGCCATGTCACGGCTGATATCCGGCTGCAAAGTCAGCACATCAATCATCGCTTTTTCTTCCGCGCCTTCAATTTCCAGCACCTTGAACTGTTCGTCCGTGCGTCTAATCTGCTTGCCCTTTGGCAGTGTGATAACCGAGCCGCCGCCCAGCAGCTTTTGCGAGATTGCGCTGTCGAGCTTGTTTACAAGCATCTGCTGATCCCGCACCATATCCACATCAGACGAGCCGAGCAGCTTGCCGATTACCGACACATTGCGCCGCAGTACCACCGGATACACGTCCGGCTTGTAGTACGGGATCATGTCGTTTTCCTCGTGCTGTGTAACGGTAGGATTGCCCATCTCATCGAGCTGCACTTTATCTACGATCTTCGTCATCGGAATGCCGTTCTCGTCCGTCCGCGCAAAGTCCTTTACGGTTTTCTGTTCGCCGCGCTTGCTGCCGCAGTACGGGCAGGTATCGCCCTGCATATCCGCGCCGCACTTAGCGCATTTCTTAATGCGCCGCGCCTGGTAGTCCTCCATGTACTCAAGCAGTACATCATTGCACCATGCTACGCGCCCGATACCGCCGTCCTTGTTGCGAAAATAGCCGATGTTCTCCGTCACCATATCGTCGGCGGTGGACTGCTCAAAGCCTCGTGCATCGGGCTGCTCCTCGTCCTCGTCGGATACGTCCTTTCCGTACTTCTTCTTGATGTACTCTTTCGACTGTGCGAGCTGAATAAAGAAGTAATCCATATCCGGAATGTTATACACGCCCGGCTGCGGAATGAACTGCTTCGGGTGCAGCAGGGACACCGACAGTGCGCCCCGCGTGGTGTGCGTCCGCTTGGTGTTATCCCATTCCACCAGAAACAGGTCTCCGCCGTGCGTCGGTGTGGTTCTCTCGTCCTGATCGTTCAGGCGCTCGAACGGCAGTCTATCAAGCTCGTTTCGGATGTAATCCTCAATCGTTTTCGCAAGCTGTTCGTCTTCCTCGTGTCGCGGTGTAACCTTTGGCGTGGGAATATCGCTCGATACTTCCGCCTCGATGATTTCCGCTACCACGTTCCGCGCCACTACTGCATCTTGCGCTTTCTGCGTCTTGCCGTGCACCTTGTCGATCTTATGCGTTCCCCGGTAGATTTCTTCCCGTTCTACCATCAGATTAAGCTCCGGCTGGTACTTGCTCCGCGCCTTGCTTAGCCTGTCCTGCCACTTCTTCAAAATCTGTTCGTCACTCTTGCCCGTTTTATCAAACGGATTTTGCATTATATCACCTCATTTTCAAAACGGATTTCCCCATTTAGATAATAGGTACTCCTGTCCGCTCTTGTCGGCATTGTAGTAATCCTCGTACATGTCATCCGTCCACTTCGCCCGCTTGCCTCGCGGCTTGTCCTCGGTGTAGCTCTGCTGTGTGCGTGCATAGTAGGCGATAGCCAGCGCCATAACGCAGTCATCGTGCGCGCCCTGCTCCGCTTCTGCTCTACCCTTTTCATTCCTTACAAACGTCAGCATTTCGCCCAGCGTGTCCGCGTCGTTCAGCAGCTCCACGCTCTCGCGCACCACCTCCACCAGACCGGCAATAATAACCGGACGGGTAACAGAGGTGGTCTTAAAGCCGTAGCTGTCGCGTACTCTGTGGGTGTAATTGTCCTCGGTCTGCCGGACGTACTGCCGCGGATACCGCAGCCGTTGCAGCTCCTTGATGGGGTAACTGCTGTAATTGGCCTCAATCGCAATCAGTGCCCGGTTGTAATAGATACCCAGACAATACATCTGTGCGGCGTACACGTCCTCATCAAACTGGTGTCTAAGCGTGCAGACCTGCCGCCCGCTGGTGTTGTCGAGCACTTGCCCCACAAACCAGTCTGAGCCCTCGCCGGAGGTATCGCCGCCGATCACATAGGGCACACCGTCCCGCCGGTCTTGGTAGATCGTGATATATCCGTCCTCAGCGTCCACCCACCGGATAGACTTATCATCAATCCGCACTTGATTGGCTATGCTGTCGTAGGTGGTGGAGTATGCAAAGTATCCTCTGCGTTCCGGCGGCGGCAGCTCTGCCAGTCTGCCGTTGACCTTGGCCGCGTCAAAGATTGTCTTGCCGATAACGCCCCATTGCCCCAGGCAATACACCTGATAATAGTACGGGTCGCTGTCCTTGTACCCCTCCAGCGTCCGCTTGTAGTCCTCGTCAAGCCATGCATTATCCTTGTATGTGGTCTTGAGCGTCACCGCCCGTTCATCCTTGCGGTCGAAAAACCGCTTTTTGAGCCAGTGCAAGACGTTAATCGGGTTAAAACTAAGCGTAATCTGTCCGTGTATCCGCTTGCCTCGCAGACGGATATCAAGCTGATTAAAATCAGCCTCGGCAATCTCGCTTGCCTCCTCAATCCATATATCGGTGAGTTCTCCCTTGGGAAATGTAACCGACTTGATCTTTTCCGGGTCGTCCAGACCCTTAAAAATACAGGCGTTGCCGGTCAGCCTGCACACAATTTTTAGATCGGTAACATCAAACAGACTATGCAAGCCCCAGCCGTTAATGACCTGCTGCAGCAGCGCAAACGTAGACGTGCGGTTTGTGTCGCCAACCTTGCGGACTACAAGCACATTGCAAAGCGGCTTGCACATCATGCGCACGATCAGCCGCTGCGCTGCAAATACAGACTTACCAGAGCCAGCGCCGCCATATAACACAATGTATCGGTGCTCGTCATCGTCTAGCAGCGGCAGATACGCCGCGTTGAATGCCCGCTTGGGAATATTAACTTGCACCCGCCGCACCTCCTAATTGTACAAAAATGCGTATTTTGCATAATAAGCAACGCCGCCCGTCTTGCTTCTCGGTATTTACCCCGAGTTTTCCGGCACTCAGCCCCACAAAAACCATTGATTTTGCAAGTCGCAAAGTCCAATCCTGCAAATCAGGGTAAAAAACAGACCTGCACCGCTGTTACGCGGCTGCAAGTTCTCAATCTGTATCCGTCATATCGTCATCATCCAGCAGCTTTACCGTGATCGTCTGCGCTCCTACGATTTCCCGACGTTCGATGAACGCGCCGATACTCCGTGCGCGCAGCTCAGACGCTTTCAGGCGGTCTTTTATGTCCGCCTTATCATTACGCATGGTATCGCTCCAAAACGCGTTAATCTCTGCCATATCCGCCACACGGGCACGATCTAACAGCTCGTCCCGATCTGAAATGTATTTGCTTAGTTTTGCTAAGTTTTGCGCGCCTATCGTGTGGTGATTATCTCCCTTGTAACCGGCAAGCCGTGCCGCCTCTGTAGCTGTCTTGCCTTGCTTGTAGTAATCAATCCATGCCCGCTGCTTTGCGGTCAGCTTGTTCATAATGTCACCCCTTACTATATATAGACACAAAAAAGCCGCCCCGGTTACTTGGAGCGGCTTTTGTCTGCCTACAATATGTTACTTGTCCATGTCTGCCGTTATCAGCTTATATACATAGCTGTTCAGGCTCTCGCCCTTGCTGGCTGCATACTCCTTAATGCGTTCGCGTTCTCCCTTTGGTACTACGATATTAAGCCGATCGTATGCTTTCGCGTTATACTTATTACTCGCCCGTGTTCGTGCGTTTGGGTCAACTGCCATGGTATCACCTCCCTATTATAGTGTACCACAGCCGTTATCATTGCTCAATTATACAATTCTACCAAATATCATTACTCAATTGTGTTTACTTTGCCTATTGCTTATCATTACTCAATGATATATACTGTAATCACAACAAAGGAAAACACCAAACACCGAAAAGAAGTAATCAATATGTTAACTAACCGAGAAACCAACGCAGCAATCAAGCGCGAGACCGCAGCCGAGGCTATGACCAAGGCGCTTGCCGACATGGGCTATGATGCTCTCACATACTGCCAGATTGACTAAGGGAGCCTCACCGCTCCCTCTCTCCCGCCCGGCTCACGCACCCGCGGCGGAACATATCAAAAAGACTTTTACACAAAAGTATTAACTTTCGCACAAGAGTATTGACTTTCGCGCAAAAGTTCGCTATACTATAAATACGGAAAGAACTAAGGAATAAAGCAGGAGGTAATTATTATGTTAGCAACTCTCACTCTGTTCTGCGAGCCAGCCGAACGCCTCGACGAAGCAAAATCCACGCCGAACTATCCCGTCAAAAAATATGACGCTTTTGTCGTTACCGAGGACAGCGTGGAATCCGACCGTCAGGTCGGTAGACTTGGTTGGAGCACCTACGGCGGCCCTATTGCCTTGCGGCGTGTCCTTATCGAGATACCGGAAGGTGTGCATTACGGCCGCTGCAATTTCGGCGGCTATCATAGCACGGGGATGGAATACTACGGCGACTACGACGCGCACGACGGCAATCTTTGCTTAGTGCCTGTCACTGTCGGCAAGCCTGCCAGCCTGCGCGAGCACGGCGAAAACCTCGAAGCCGCATTCGATGCCGCGATTGATTCCGGTATCTTTTTCTCCATCCCGAGCGAGGACGGCGGCCGACACACGGAACGCGCCCACATTTACAAGGTCGGCGAGGTCATGGATAAGGCACACGGCGATAAATGGCCAAAAGGCAAAATCTCCGTTGCAGATATCCGCGAAGCCGCAGGCTTAACCCAGCAGCAGCTTGCAGACGTGACCGGCATCCAGCTGCAAACCTTGCAGCAAATCGAAGCCGGTAAGATCACCGCCTACGAGGCAGGCGAGAATTACCGCGAAAAGATCGCCGAAGCGCTGAGCTTTTACGACTATCAGAGTATTTTCTAATCTTGAAAGGAGCACCCAACAATGAATAAAGTAATCCGCGGCAAGCGCTACAACACAGAGACCGCGAAGTTAGTCGGCACCTGGGAAGCTAACGAGCCGGAAAACTCGGATTTCTGGGAGAAGGAAGAGCTCTTCCAGAAGCGAAGCGGCGAATTCTTCTTGATTGGTCAAGGCGGCGCACAAACGCAGTATGCACGTTTTTCTATGAGCGGCGAAAGCAAGCCGGGCATTGAACTCCGTCCGATCGAGCCGGAAGAAGCGTCTGACTGGGCCGAGGAACATCTCACGGCCGATGAGTACGAAGCGCTTTTCGGGCCGGTTGCCGAGGACGGCAGTCGCGGCCGCATTACTCTAACGCTGCTCAACTCCACCATTGACACCGTGCGCCGCGAAGCGCAGCGCCGAAAAATGAATTTTAACGAGTACCTCGAAAAACTCATTGCACAGCAGATGAAGGAGGACCAGAAATGAAAGTTCAGTTATTCTCCACGCCTTCCGCGTATCCCGCGTATTATCTCCGCTTGAAAGATGGCGTTTACGATCGAGTAAACGCATTCCCCGCTCCTTGTACCGCACCGGGAACGCCGATCGACCAGCGCTATGCACGCACAATCGACAAAGACAGATATTTTCCGGTTATCACCTCATCGCATGACGGATATATCTTTTTCGGTCTGCCGGAAGGTGCCGAAGTTTACACCGCAGCCGAGGTGGCCGCCATTGACCGCCCGAACCGCGTCAAAGAATAAAATACCTTGTTTCTCTATGACAAACCCCGCTCACCAAAGCCATAAGGTGAGCGGGGTTTGTCATTATACGACTGTTTCGGTTTTGCAGGACTCGCACCCGCTTTCAGCCACTATGCAAACCGATATACCTCCACAGGGAGGTATGAACGCTATCGTCGCGTCTGTACGCCGGGCTTTTACCGGTGATCTCTCAGCTGTCCAGAACGGTTGTATGAAATCCAGAGAGGTATAACCTCACTTTCGCAAGTTTACTTGTGCTCCGTCCTGATGATTAGGTTGTTTATTGCAAGAGATAAACAGACTGGTGCTCTTTCGTGGCGTGTACTTAGCCACCCGAAAGCGCCGTATCGGCTTTGTAACTTTGTTAGCAAACTGGTGTTTTGCTCTCGGCTCACTAAGTCCGTGTGAGTGCTTATCCAGTAGCACTCTCCCTCTCATTATGGGCTGTTCGGCGTTGCTCTCCGTCGTGTCGCAGTTGCTATCGGTCTGTAATCCGGCTGATTTCCTCGTAAGGTTACAGCGGGGAGCGACCCCGGTTGCGGCGTGCCTGCAAGCACCCGCTGAACTCTGCAAAGCCGTTGCAGCAGCTTCACAGGCGTTCGGAAACAGATTGTCCGTCTTTCCGGACTGCCAGAATATTATCGTCCTCGTTGGAGGCGTTGCGCTCCCTCTGCCTCATGCAGCTTCGGGAGCAGATCGCCTTGCACGTTGTCCACCATGCAAGGCTTGCCAAAAGTCCGCTACGTTACCCGTCCGGCTTCATGCAGCCATCCGGGCATGTTTGCGGTGTCTGTTGCCCGCAGGCACCGCACTCCATTCTCAATTTTTTAGCGTGAATGTTATTACTCCGTCACCCTCATGCAGGCTTCGGAGCATATCGGCGTGCCGCGCAAATGACACGCCAACGATAGAAAGGATAATCAATGCCTTCGTTCCGTGAAAGGCGCTCCGCCGCCCTCATGCAGACTTTGGAGCAGGTCAGCGGCAGGATTTCCCCGCCGCTTAAAACGGGACTTTAGGTAAAAATGGAGGAACGAAACTCCGTGATTCTGCTCTTACGAGCTTTTATCACAATACTATTATAACACCAGTTTTTGTGGTATAGTGTGGTAAGTTTTCCACAGATTCATGCACAATCTGTTAATAACTTCTCCACTTCCCGCAGGGCGCGAACGTGCATCCGTCCGCGCACATGATCCTCGTTGTAGTGAATCTTTTCGGCGGTCTCTCTCCACGTTCTACCGTTCACGTAATGTTCGATCAGCAGCGCCCGCAGCGCCGCATCCTGCACCTTAGCCGTGGTACTGATGATCTCCGCCTTAATCAGCGCAAGCCGTTCCTGCTCTCTCTGTATCTTCTCGGACAGGGCAAGATACGCATCCGCCTTGTTTGCGCTCACGTCACCGCCGCCGCCCGGCGTGTCCTTGATCGTCGTCGTTGCGCTTGTCGCCCGCGTCCACGCCCTTACTCGTGCTTCTTCCAGTGCAGAGATCGTTTTTTCAAGGTCAATCCCTCGCCTGAGCCATTCTTTAGTCGTCGTGTGCCACTACCTCCTCCATGCTGTGCTGTGTATATCGCCTACGACGGCTGATTCTCGCCGCCTTGTGGACGCAACCCACACCCGGTTCACATCCGCGCGATTTCCCCGTGTCGATAAAATAATGACACGCCCATAGCTTAGAGCCTTGGCTTGTACCCAGTACCCGCCAGTATGCGCACCCAGCGCATTCGTTTTTCTTTTTCATGCTAATGCTATTCCATTCTCCCGCAGTTCTTCAATCAGATCGTCGATTTTAACGTATTTTCGGGCGATGCTGTCTGCGAGGTAGTTTGTTTCGTCCCATATCCGCCGTAATCGGTCATAGTCGTACCCTTCTTTATCCCGTAGAACGCTAAACATAATTGCCCATGTAGACGCAACCGCCGTGTTCGTTGCGTCTCGTTTGGCTTTTTCTATGTCACCCTGCGTCGCCGGTATTCGGTATGGGTTGACTTTCTTTTTCTTCGCCATTTCCGTACCTCCAATTTTCATACCGCCGCATCTCGTCCAGATACTGCCGCATCTCCGCGCTGTACTGCTTCACTCGTCCATCCGCTCCAACATATCAAGGTACTTTCTCGCCATCGCCGCCACCTGAATTGCCTCGCAAGCCGCCGCTTCGGCGTACTGTTCAACGAGAGCCACATGCTGCGCCGTCGGGATACCGTCACGGATACGGTGCCAGAGCTGCTCCATCGCCATCTCGATACTGTCGTATTCTTCCCGCAGTTCCTCGGCTTCCTCCTGCATTACCGCCACCCCTCATGCGGGCTATGGAACTGTGGGAACCGCTCATTTGCAGCTTCCAGTTCCTTTTCCACGAGCTTTTCAACATCTTCACTCACTGCGTTCATCGTTTTCCTCCTGCGTAAACGCCGCTCCGCAATTTGCGCAGAATCGCGGCTGTCGATACCTTTCGTTGTTCATCATCATCGTATCCGCACCGCAAGATATACACTTGTAAACCTCGGTGTACCATTCCTCCACGCCCATCTTGATGTACTTAGCCGTCATGCGAATCCTCCTAACGCTGCTTTAAGCAGCATAATCGCCAGTGCTGCCAACGTGCAGCCTGTAAACACCAACAACATTCCGATCAATACGCGGAACGCAATTTCTTCAAAATCCACCGTATCACCTCAAACACAAATCATCGGCGGGTGCGGAATCTCCGTATCTATCGGTTTCCATAGGTGCAGGCAGTACGGATGGTTATTGATGTACTCCGACTTAGGCGGGTGGAATTGCATAACGCGCTCGTCCTCGCCGAAAAACATATCCTTAATAGCGCACATCTCGTCCCACGTCGGGCAGCACTTGCGCTGTGCAGAGCCGGGCGAAACGCTGACGTGTTCCCATCCCATGCCGTTGCTTGCGATCACCCGGAACGACTTGCCGCCGACATACACCTTGAAAACACCGTTTCCGCTGTCGCCGGTGCAGCCGTAAAACTCGCGTTCTCTGTCTTTCAGCCGGAACTTGTCCAGCTTGTGCAGGTCAATCATACAGGTTCACTCCCTCAATCTCCGCACGGATTTCCAGATCGTGCAGGTATTCGCCCATGTGACGTTTCTGCCGCTTTAACAGGTCGATGGAGCAGTTCGGCGTAAACTCGAGTACGCCCGCCTCGTACTTCGTCACAATCCGGTGCAGCTTTTCATAGCGTTCCTTGGTCTCGCGGTACTCGCGCTTCATGTGCTCCTGCCATGTGTTTGTATCGGGGTCAGGCTCGTTTGGTTCACTTCCCAGTTTCGTTTTTTCTCCAAGCGTTTTCATTAGATGCAAAGCATCGGCGCAAATCATACCGAACTCGCATCTATCCTCGTCGTTATCAAAGTCAAACAGTACCATATTGCGCGACATCAATTCCGCGCATTCAATCGCTCCATCAATCGTCATTTTTCATTCTCCTTTCTCTGCGTATCTGTTTTACTGCGTCATTAGTCATGCGATGTCACCGTAACCGGAACGATCATCTCTGGCAGGAAATTCACCTCGTAGTGGAACTTGTCCACGTAAGCTCCGCTGACGTCCTCCACAACGTAGATCGTCCAGTCGTTGAGGTACACAAGGTGTTTCTTGTAAACGCCCTGCCCGGTCTCGACAGTCACCTCCAGCTCGTTCTTGCTGTTGTTCGAGATAGCGAAGTTGCCGATCAGCTCAAACACCGGCTTGTCCGTACGCGCGTTGATGACTTCCAGACGGCGCGTGACGTTGAAATTGTCCGCCTCTTTCGAGATGTTGTACGCAACACGGCTGCTTTCCCGGCACGCCGATAAGCTGCACATCATCGCACCGCAAAGCAGTGCCGCCGTGATTTTCTTGTTCATTTCTGTCCACCTCCGTAATGTTCTACAATATACTGGTTCGCCGTGGTTTCCGGCGCAACGTACCAGTCAACCAGCTCCTTGCACGACATCATAACGCCAAGCAGTGCAATAAAAGCGGTCACAAAGGCAATCGGCGCAATATCGCAGTATTCCACATTCCGCATCAGCTTAACCGTAGCCACAATCGCGCCCAGCATCAGCACCACGTACAGCGCCGTCAGTAAAATACCGCCCGTCACATGCTTCGCAATCACCTCCTGCACCAGTGTTTCCGGCGTAACGCCCATCTGGGCGGAGATTTCAGCGATGGTCATTGCGGTAGTCCTCAATCACATCAATACCGTATGCAATAGCGCACTCGTTCTCGATTTTGCAGCCGCGGTACTTATCCCAGTCCTTCGCAAAATAAGCGACGTCAGCCGTAGACAGCAGTTCCAGCGACTTAGCCAGATACCAAAGCGGACGTGCGTCATGTGGCGCGTTCTGGAAAAACGAATCAATCACTTCCACTGGCTCACCGAGTTCATGCTCTGCGGATTCGATAGCCTTTGCGCGGACTGCGAGAATTTCTTCGTCCGTCTTGTCCTTCATAGGCTGAGAAATAAACAGTTTCTTCATTCTTCTACCTCCTTAATTTCATCGAGCGCAATGTTCAGCTCTCTCTTGCCATTCAGTTCGCGCAGCAGCTTGCGCACAATGCGCTTAAAGCAATCATTGCAGTACGACAGATACATATCGGAACGGTCGATCGAGTTGCATACAACAATGTGGAGTGCGTAACCGGTGTCCTCTTCCTTTTCTGAGCCGCAAATCTTGCATTTACTCATCAACTTCTACCTCCATCTCATCTTTTAGTGATAGCTTACGGCCGCACATAAAACAATAGTTGATTTTGCTGGGTCTACATTCAGCCATAGCAACTAATTCATAACTATTGTCATAAAAATTCCTGTGAATTATAAAGTCGCCTAAACATTTTGCGTCTGTACGGCAATAGGGACAGTTCTTTTGTTCTTCGGTCATTCTTTTTTATTCTCCAGTTTCATACGCTTAATAGCGTTTTGCACGACCGCTACAATCGAACAACACTCACCAATCGTGAGATACGGTGCGATATCTCGTACCGTTGCGATAAGGGCACGCGCCGCCACCGGTTTAATTGGCCTGTCAAATACCTCATTGTTAATTTGATCCATTGTCCGCCCTCCTGTTCCATGCTTCAGCAGCTTCTTCGTATCTATCCCTGTTGGTAACAGGTGCTATATATTCTGCTCGTGAAATTACACTGTTCTGCCGAAAATAAATTCCGCATTTTTCACAACCGACACGACATTCGATGGTGAAAATAGGCATACTCACCATATACAGATAGTTCGATTTGCGTTCACAAGAAGCGGATGCCTCTCCCCCGCAGAACGGACAAGGTTTTAATTCAGTCATTGTCAGCCCTCCTGTTCCACGCTTCTTTTGCCTTTGGATGGGTGTTATAGCAAGGGATTTGTGCGTGACACTTCTCGCAAATGATATAAGGTCTAAAATATAGGTATTCCACCGAGATTCTGTTGCTCCCGCAGAACGGGCAAGGTTTCAGTTCAGCCATTGTCTGCGCCTCCGTCCTTTCTCTTGCCGTAGCTACAAAAATCCTGTAGCCACATTATGTGCTTGTACACACGGCATATAATCATGCCGCCACACTCGTTTTGTGCGTTCTCGCAATCTTTACAGCGCACCACTGGCGCAACGTCGGCAGTGGGAATGTCACGTACAGCCCATACCGGATTAAGCCCCTTTAGATACGCTTCTCCGGCGGCATCTTCCGCCGCTTCACGCTCAATATACTCAGCCATTGTCTGTCCTCCTGTTCCATGCTTCAATCACTTTTTCAACAGCACTGGTTTTGTAACATTCACTGTCTACCAAAATCTTTGAAGAAGCGCGACATTTAGTACAAAGCACTCTTACGCCGTCATTTACAAACAACCTCGCTTCTCCACCACAGAAAGGACAAGATTTAAGTTCAATCATTGTCTGTACCTCCGTCCATCTTGGCCCCGCATACAGGGCAGTAATTCCAGTTGTTCAGGTGATACTCACTCTCTGTCAGTGCGCAGCCGCAGTTGGTGCACCTGACAGCTGCGTTACCACTCGGGAACGTATATTTCCCGGAATCATCCCACCGCCCATGCACCACCGGCACAACATCTACATTACGCTTTACTTCAAATTCTTCGTTCAGCCACCGCCGTACATAATCCAACTTATACGAGCTGAATCCGATGTTCATTTCACCGTTTTCCCAGTACATAATGCTGTAATACGGCTTGTCCTCACTGTTATTTACGATGATTTGCGCAAAACAGGTTTTAATCTTTTCGTGGTCAGCCATTTTCGCACCCCTTTCCCAAATGAGTTGCACTTTTCTGCTTCTCAAAGTAAAACTCAATCGGCTTTTCATTCTCGATCACATTCCCGTAAACTACGCCAACCTTATAGATGTAATTTTCGCGCAGCTTTCTCGGAATTTCCGCGATGTAGCGCCGGAATGTTTCCAGCGTATTGGCTCGCTTGTAATGATTGCACATTCGACAGGACGGCATGAGATTCGAAATATCATCTGTCCCCGCATCTTCAATTCTCCATGCCCTCAGTGGGAGAAAATGATCTACTTGCATATCTTTGTATGCAATCTCTCTGCCGCAATAAGCACAGTGCCCGTCGTATTTGCGGTATACTTCTTCGCGGGTTTTCTTACTTATCGCCATCGTCTTCCTCCTTCGGCAGATCCGGCATCGTCTGCAATTGCAGTGTAATCAGCTTTCTCCACCGCCTTAATTGCAGCTTCACGGTCAATATACTCAGCCATTCCTACCCCTCCCTAATCTCAATTCTCCTAACTCTCGGCAAATCTCGTCTCTCAGCTTCATTGCTTTCCTTTTGGAAACATCAACCGAACAGCCTACGCCGTGCAGAATATACCGATTGCAATACTTGCACTTTTTCAGCCAGCACTCATCAACCGTCGGAATAATGCTTTCTCCGCTCGGCTCGTGGATGCCATACCAACACTTTAGCCGCATTCGTTTTCCTCCCATTTCTCGCACCTGCTTTCCGCTTCCATAAAATCCGCCCGGTGTTCGCTGTCACCGTTGCAGCATACACCGCAGAACGGCTCGTACCACTTACAGGTCTTGCAGATTTTCATACCACACCTTCCAACCCAATCTGCACCGTCTCCGGCTCTTTCAGCATTTCATCTTTGGCAAGCCGGTAAAACTGCTTATCCAGTTCAAACCCATAGCTGTTTCTTCCCAGCTCCCGCGCCGCTCTGAGCGTTGAACCGCTTCCGGCGCAAGGGTCAATTACCGTGTCGCCCGGGTCTGTGAAAATCTCAATCAGCTTTTTCAGCACCTTCACCGGCTTCTGCGTCGGGTGCAGTTTGGGAATCTCTCTGCCGTCCCGTTCCCAGTCAATATGGTCAAACACCATCTTTCCGCTTCCACGAATGACCTTGCCGCCCTCGTCGTACTGCCTGCCGTTGTTAAACTTCGGTAGCTTGTCTCGATACAGTACAACCGCAAATTCGGTTGCGCCTACAATGCGCATATTGGCTTTTAGCACCTGCGCCGAGTAGTTTTTTGTGAAAAACAGCGGATAGCTGTTCTTGAACCCGTACCGCCTGCCGTACTCCATCACTGTCTGTATCTGGTCGAACGCGCAAAATACAATCATTGCCGGTGCGGCGTTCTTTTCCTTCGGTTCTTTCTTCAAAAGCCGATTACAGAAGTGCATATACTCTGCAATCTTGAAATAGCCGTCAGTCCGAAAGAAGCTGCTCTTTGCCTTCTTGCTCTCGCCGTTCTTGTTATCTCCGCCAACATACCACATTGGGTTGCTCCCGTAAGCGTCCGCGCCGATGTTATACGGAATATCCGCAATAACAAGCTGCGCTTTCGGGATGCCGTACCGCTTGTAATTCTGGAAATTGTCGTTGAACAGCTCGCATTTCAGTTCCTTCATTCTTCGTCCCTCCCAATAATCTCGACCTCCACCCGCGGATTTTTTGAATCTACATAAAACCAGTCTTCAAATCCCGCGATATTCTTCCATCCGTCGTTACTCAGATACCGCGCTTTAACAAGCGCATCCTGAATAACCTTGCGCCCGAACGCGCAAATATTATCCTTATCCCTCCGTCGGTCTTTCTCGTACCAGCGGTAAATCATATACACCGGTTCCTCAAATTCCACGTTTCCGAGCTGCCGTGCCGCGTGCATCACAACGGTTTCGCACTTCTTCTTGAGTTGTGCTCCCAAGTACCGGTTGCGCCGTTCCGCCTCTATCAGCTCATTCAGTCCCGGCAGCGGGCCTTTGATTACAAATTTCAACTGTACCTCCAGTCTGCAGCCGAGAACTTACCGCTTGCAAGGTGCATCATCATGTCGATCTCACCTGTTCCCGCGTGCCTGTTCTTTGCTACGTTTACCTTTACCTGTACGCTCTCAGCTTTCTCGTCCTCGTCGTACATATCCGGCCGGTGCAGCAGAATCACACTGTCCGCGTCCTGTTCGATTGCACCGCTGTCTCTCAGGTCTGACAGCATCGGTTTTTTGTCCGCTCTGGTCTCCGTCCCGCGGTTGAGCTGTGCCAGACATAGCACCGGCACGCCGAGCGTCCGCGCAAGCACTTTCAGTTCACCAGAAATCTCAGTAATCTGTTCGTACCGACTCCGCAGCCGCATATTCGGCTTAATCAGCTGTAAGTAGTCGATGACCACAAGCCGCAGGTTTTTCACCTTGCGCGCCATCGTCCGTATTTCGCTTACACCGCAGCGCAGTGTTTTATTTAAGTACAGCGGGACATTTATCAAACTGTGTCCCGCACGGCTTGCAGCGGCAATCTCGTCGTCCGTAGCACCGCCAAGCAGCAGCTTGCTTGCCGGGATTTTGCAAATCCGGCTCACGCGCCTTGCTGTCAGCTGCACCGAATCCATTTCCAGTGAGATAAACAGCACACCGCCCTGCTTTGCTACGTTGTCCGCAATCTGTAAGCTGATTGCCGTCTTGCCGCAACCGGGTCTTGCCGCCAGAACATACAGTCCGCAGTTCAGCATACCGCCGCCGAGAATCCGGTCTAAGTCCTCAAATCCGGTCTGCACGGAAACTGCACCGCCGTCCAGCCTGTCCCAAAATTCCAGTGCAGCATTCTCGCCGCTGATTAGCTCGCCTTCCGCGTGCTCTGCCAGCTTTGCAAGCTGCTGTGTCATGCCGTCTATCACCTCAGACGGGTCCGCATTTGCAATAATATCCGCATCCGCGGCGCTCAATACCTCGCGGATACCGCGCCGCAGTGCAGCCTTGCGTACCTCTGCGATATGCGGTTCAAGGTCTGCGTTCTCGCTCGGTACGATTTCCATCAACTCGTAAAAGTACGAGCGTACCACGCCGCTTTCGTTTGCTGCCTTTGCCGGGTCTACGTCCTCGCCTCGGTTGTCGATCCGCTGCATCGCCTCAAAGATTTCACGGTTCGCTTCCACCGTGAAGTCCTCCGGCTTTAATTCTTCCAGTAATCGCCGTGCCGTCTGCGGGTTTGTAATTGCCGCACCGATCAGCAGGTTCTCGCTGGTGATGATATCAGTCATACACCTTCACTCCGTTCACCATTCGGTACTTTGGTTTTTCCGGTCTGGTCTCCGTGATTCTGTCCCAAATAATCCCGCGCCAGTTGTTTGCCATACTCAGCCGGATAACCTCGGCTACCGCCTGTTCTCCATGCCGCTTTACGCGGTTTTCGATTTCTGTCAGCAGAGACTTCAAGCCGGTTGACTTGTACGCCTCTCTGCGTTCCTTCTTGTAGTTCAGCCAGTCCCGCACCGCAGATCGTACCGGTTCGTTAAAACGTTCCGTCTGGTCGGGTCCCTTCGGCTTGTCCGCTTTCGGCTTCGCCGGGCATTTTGCCGGTGTCGGCATTTCATCCGGTGCGCTCTGGTACTCGTCGTACTTTGCAACCGTAACGATGGTGTAATGCCGATTGGTCTTTACCGTAATCTCACCTGTGCTTTTCAGCTTGTCAAGCGCCGTCCGCACCTGCTTCACAGTAAGCCCGCTTTCCGCCGAGAGTGCCCCGTAGCTGGTCACAAACGCGCCTCTGGGTATCTCTATGTCCTTCCATGCACAAGCCTTGTAATTGGCTCTCAGCAGGACGTGGAGCCATAGCTTGCAGGTGGGGAGGTCTTTGTACCATCCCCATTCCGTAAGCGCACGGTGCAGTTTAATGTGCCCGTTCATCGTTCCTCACCTTGTCTTAAAACGGCAGCTCGTAATCGTCCGCCTCATCGGTCGTAATAAAGTCGCTTGTCTGTCCGCCGCTGTTCTCGCGGTTCTTCTTCGTCTCGCCGAAGGAAACATCCTCGCAGTTGATCTCAATCGCAGTGCGGTTGTTGCCGTTCTGGTCTTGCCACTTGCGGGACTGGATACGGCCAACAACGATTGCCATCATACCCTTGCTGAACCACTGCGAAACAAACTCTGCCTGCTTGCCCCATGCAACGCAGTCGATAAAGTCTGTCTGTTTCTCGCCGTTCGCGTCCTTGCGGTCACGGTCAATCGCCAGCGTGAACGAACAAACCGCCGTGCCGCTCTGCGTATGTCTTAGCTCCGGGTCGCGCGTCAGCCGACCCATTAAAATTCCCTTATTCAGCATAATTGCAAATCTCCTTCGTGATGTACGATTTCAGTTCCTCCGGCGTGTAATACACCCGAGCGCCGATACGCACGCAACGGATATAACCCGCCTTGTGGATTTCGTCCAGCGTGTCAACGCTGATGTTCAGCGCGTCCGCCGCTTCCTTGCGTGTAAGTAACAGCTTTTCCATTTATCGTCCCGTCCCTTTCGTATACTTCTGGTTTTCCTCGCTCCACATGGGATACATGCTTTGCAGGTACTCCCGCATTTCCCGCTTGATTTCCTTGCCGTCGCCCTGGTCCATCTCTCGGTGACAGTCCGGGCACAGCATCACAAGATTTGTCGGGATACCCATGCCTCCGCGTGCCCTCGATACAAAATGGCACGCTTGCAGCACACCGCCCTTCCCGCAGTGGCGGCAAATACCGCCATCCCGGTCAAAGCATTCCTTCCATACCGCCGGACTAATGCCGGTAAACTTGGTCTGCCGTCTCATTCTTCCATGTCCTTTCTCGCCGCGCGTTCCAGTCTGCGCTTTGCCCTTCGCCTGTAGTCCTTCTTCATTTTCGCCCATCCGCTGTGATTTCGTGCCCAGCAGGCGAAGCGATAGCCTATTTTCCAGTCCGTTGGTACAAAGCGTTTGTATGTCGTAAACCTCATACGCAACGTTCCTTTCTTCCAACTTCCCACTCCTCTTTCAATTCATTTAGCAGGTCAGGCGACGCGGTTTCCACTCCGGCATTTTTGCAATCCTGAACGCAGTTGTCAATCAGCTGGGACATTTGCCGCTTGTCAAAATCGCTCGAACCATAATACGCAAGCACTGTTGTGCATCCGCTGATTTTCGACGCTCTGGTTTCAATAAACCTTCCGATATGGTTACTCGTCCACTTTTGACCGAAACTCGCTACTGCCCGTGTCTGCATACACAAAACTTCGTAGTTTCCAATATCTTTGATATGCCGTCTGTAAATACACTCCGGCACTTCTCCCATGGCTTTAGAGAGTTCTCCGCAGAGCTTCCAGTACATTGCGTTTGCGTCAAGGCTTCGTTTGTCGTACTTCTTCTTCACCTCGGCGGTATAGGTCTTGCCCTCTTTGAGCTGTTCGCACTCCACCCGCGCCATCGGCGCGTTCTTGATGTGCAGGCAAAGCCAGTTTCCGAGGTCATTGTGCACTACTTGCGCACGATCGAATTCATGCGTCATTCTGCACCGCCTTGTGCTGTTCTGCCTTGATAGCGTTCCATTTCGGTTCAAGCTCCAAAATGGCTGCGTTCATTTTTACGATGTCGTTTTCGTCTTTCTGGTACTGCTCGTGCCACACTTTCGACGATGCATCCGCATCTTTACCGCTGATATCGTAAAGCAACTGCTTTACTTTTTTCGCTTTCATCTGAACCGCTGTCTGCTTATCATTGCGTTCCACAGGCTTTGACTGCGGCGCAATCTCCGCATCCGGGTCATCCATCTTTGTTGGAATCTCTTTCATTTCCTCGGTCGGGATGCAGAACACCTGAAAGCAAGCATACTTGAATGCAATGCTCATAGCCTTGTTGGTTGCCTTGTCGCCGCTGTCCATGCCCTCGCCGATAACAACGCACTGCACGCTGCTGCCGTCCTTGGCATAAAACGTATACCGCACCGTGCAGACCGAGTAAATCAGATTGCCCTTGTTCTTGGTCTGCCGCTCCTCGCGCTTTTGGTCGATGATCTCCGGCACAACAAACAATCCGTGCTGCACCATAACCGGCTGCAAAGCGTTCATAACGTCGTCAACACCGCGATACTTAAACCCCTGCTGTGTGTTACGCTTTTCTTTTCCGATTACGCCAATATCGGACATAACGCCGATAATCGCCTGATAGATTTCCGCCATATCACTTCACCTGCAAATTCATGTTTTCTACCAGCTCCGCGCCCGGTACGGCCTCGCCGGATTTCAGCAGCTTGCCGATTGCCGTCTTGTCTGGCTTGCGGTCGATAACCACCTTGCACAGATCGTCCGGCACCATTACGTCGCTCGTAATGTTCACCTGCATACTCTTGCGGAACGACAGCGCAGCCTTCGACGTGCTGATCTTGTCTTTGCCTACAGCAAGCATACTGTCCGCAAGGTGCTGCTTCATGTACTCCATGCGCTTCTTGGTCGCATCCTCTCGCGCTTTGAGGTTGTCGCGCTCGTTCTTGAGCGCCTTAACCTCCGCGTCAAGGTTCTTGATGGTGACGGCATACGCTTCGGCCTTGTCCTCAAACGCCGCGTCCAGACCGTCTACAGCCTCAAAGCCGCTGACCTCGCCGGTCTCCGGGTCTACCGTGATAGCCTGCATTGCAGTCGCAAATTCCTGCGTCAATTCGTATAAATTCATGGTTCGTCCTCCTGTTCAAAGTCCTGCACAGCAATCCGTAAATCAAGCAAGAAGTTCTTAATCTCGATGCTGAATAGGTGTTTATAATTCTCCAGATACAGCCCGATAGCTGTTTCCGCCTCGCGCATATCATGCAACCGGTTAAGCCGCTCCTGATCTGCCCTCTCCGGCGGCTCTAACGCCCGCTCGGGGCATCCGGTGATAGTATCACGCATTGTTTACCGCCTCCATCGCCCGGATAACCTCGGCTTCGGGCACTTCTTCCAGTCCCTCATACCATACGTTTTCTCCGGTGCTCTTGTAGCGGTGAAAGCGGCGGTCAACCTGATACGTTCCGTTTGCACTTTTGCTCATAATCCATACCGAGCAGGTAGTGTTACCGATCTTTACCTCGGTGATCTTGCCTTCCGGCTTTTCCTCCAAGCTGAGGTTCATCAGCTTGCGCAGCGTTTCCTTCAACATCTTGCTTTTTCTCCTCTTCGGTGCTATAATCACCGTAAACCTATTTTTCTTTGCCGCTGTTCGGATTGCCGTCCGTCAGCGGCTTTTCTCATGCCTGCAGATATTCCAACTCACCGCTGAGCGGTGCGAAACACTGCGGGTACGTGTTGCCGTAGATATCTTTCAGCAGTACAAACCTCCATCCCATGCGATCTACGGTCTTAACCTGCTGTGTCGGCGGCAGCTTTGCCATCTTCTCGCAGCGCTGCTCCAGTTCAGCCAGTGTGCATACATCCTCCGGCCGAAAATCCAGTCCGTCCTTCTTGCGTGGTGCAAACCGCATCACCCGCTCGGTATCAAACAACGAGCCGTTAATTTTTACTACCATGCTTGTCCTCCGTTCTCATGCTGATCTTCTTTGCGCTCTCGCGCATCTGCAAGCCGTACTTAGCAGCGTTCATCGCCTTGCCGATGACCCGTGTCTGCATCGCCTTAACCGTCAGCGTTTTCTTTCTGCTGTTTGTCATGTCCGTATCATATCCTCTCCCGCGCCAGAATCGACGTTGTTCGCTTTTCTTCACGTCATGTGTGTAATTTCATGCCCGCAGTTCAAAATCGATTGTGGCGCATTCTCGCGTAACGTTCATGCTTCTGCTGTTCATAGGCACACAGCAACATGCTTGCCCTTGCGGCTACAAATCCGACTGCCAGCAGCGCCAACATGATAGCCGCGCCGGAAAACAAGTCGATTCTTCCGTTCTCGGTCATACCGCCGGAAACCAGCGTGCCGAGAAAGCAAAATCCTGCTAACCAGCCATAACGCTTGTACATTGGTTTCGTCCCCTTCCTCGCGTGCGCGTTATATACTCTCGAACGTTAGTGAGAGAGTATATATTCTTATATTCTTTCTCTTGTTGCCCTTTGTCTGCCCTTGGAGTGCCTTTTGTCTGCCCTTGGTCTGCCCTCAGACATTCCCGGCGCGCCGCTTTGCAATGTCACTTGCAACGTCTCCCAAATAGTAAACTACCCGTTTTTCACCGGGCACCCTCGGTGCACCGATAATCTTCTTTGCGGTCTCTCTATCGCTAAGACCGTACGCTTTCATGCACTGATTAAGCGTTAAAAGCACCGCTCCGGGATACATCTGCAGCAGATCGTTTTTCACTTCCTGCCGCAAGGCTTTATACGTTTGTTCCTCCAAATTTGCACCTCCGTTCTGTGTGCCCTTCACGCATCCTCGTCCGCTTGCCCGTCCTTTCCGCCCGTGATATACTGAGCGGGGAAAGGAGGTGTTAAAATGACCCGTCTGCAAAGTGAAATTCAGTCCTTCAAAAATCGTTACTCTGTTCATGGGGATGAGCCTGTAACGAAAACCGAACTTGCTGAATTTGCACGTCGGCTTGCCGATCTTCTTAACGAGTTGGCGAAATAAGCCTCGCGCCCGCTGTCACTTCTCGATGGCGGGCGTTGCCTTTAGCACGCCCTCACGCGCCAGTGCATCGGAAAGCCGCTCTTTTGCGGCCAGATACTCCGCATACAGCCGTGCGATTTCGTTGTCCTCGTCCAGTCGGACGTACATATAGATTTCCTTCTCCATGTTCTCACCTCCGCTTATGCGCTCTCGTTGTCATTCTCCACGCCGAATGCCCCGTTGGTAATTTCATCGTCCGTGGCAAACAGGTAAGTGAACGGCTTCTTGAAATAGCGGCACAGTAGCTTGCATTCTTTCGGCGTAAACCGTCCGCTTTTCATTTTAGATTCATAGGCATTTCTGCTGATACCTAAGATATTACCCATATCATCAGATGTCAGACCGTGAAACGCTTTCATGCCCATCAAATTCGGATACATATTTGCACCTCCCTTCTCATTTGTTGGCGTTCCGCCAACCTATGATTACAGTTTATCAGCAATACGCCAACTTGTCAAGGGATTTTTCAAAAAATGTTGACAGAACGCCAACTTAATGATATGCTGTACTCATAGGAGGTGAGCACATGGAATTCTACGAAGAACTGAAAGCTGCTCGCATTAAGGCCGGTTTAACCCAGCAGCAAATAGCCGACGAAATAGGCATTACAAAAAGTACCTATTGTGGATACGAAACTGCAAAGCGAAACCCTGACCCTCAGAGAATCAAACAGCTTGCAAAGGTTCTTCACATCTCTGCCGATACCTTGTTAGATACCGGCATAGAAAAAGAAAAAGCCCCCGCCTCGACCGCAGCCGAAGCGAGGGAGAACAACCAAGTAACCCGTGAAGATTTACTTGAAGTTTTGCAGAAACTTCACATCATTGAGAGCGGCAGTGCCGCGATCTCGGATGCCGACCTGCAATTCCTCATGCACATTATCGCGGTGATTGATGACTGGTTCAGCAATCGCGGATAACGTGTCCAAGATGAGGCGGGGATTTGAAAACGAATTGATGTAGTTTAACAGCTTGTCGATATTGTCCATTTGAATTTCCGCCTTTCGTTCTTTGGTTTTAGCATATTACCATTTTGAGGAAAATGCAATCAAAACCGTTCGTCAATTTACGCCCAAATTATACAGAACATTTGTTCGATTATCAAGGGCAATAAATTGACCAGCATAACCACTGTCCCATAACCCGGACAAATAAAAAATGCCCGCCGGTGACGCAACCACCAAACGGGCATTTATACAAGGGAAGCCTTGCACGCATATTTTACCATAAGTAAAGGAAGTGTGCAAGGTGACAGATGCTATGATAGGGCATATCTGCACATTCTTGTTTTATTTCGGACTGACATACTTCATCGGAATCGTCGCACACGGCGCAGCCGATGAAGTATGCAGCCAAACCAAAGAAGAAGAGCAGGCCCGCAGCAAAGCAGTTTCCAAACGTGCTTTGCAGATGGCGATATTCGTTGCTGTTGTCAGCACGATTATGAACGTACTTGAAGTGCAGGGCAACAACAAAAGCATCGAGGAAGCACAGCAGGAAGGCATTGAGCTGGTGCAGGAATATCCGCATGAATATATCGACGAGGACGTATTCCGGCAGTATGTTTCCGACAACATAGCGGATATAGAATCCGACTACAATCTTGTTTCGTTCGATGCGCTTTCGCAATACGCCGGAGATGAGCAAGCCATATACGACCAAGGCTGGCTCGATGCCTGCGACAACTACGGAATCGACACCGGCAGAGAAGATATCCCAGACTACGGATATTACGGTAAAATGTCCGAGCCAGACGAGCCCGCAAGCCCCACCGCCTACATCACACCATCCGGCAAGCGTTACCACCTGTCGCAGTCCTGCGCCGGAGAAAACGCAATCCAAACCACAATCGCAAAAGCAAGCGAAGAGGGCTACACGCCCTGTGCAAACTGTGCACAATAAAAATCCCGCCCCGGCGTTGACAGCACCGAAGCGGGAAGCGAGGGTAGAAACTTTGGAACGAAATCTACCCTCTTATTATACGACAAAATAGGAGGTTTTTCAACATGGATAAAAACAAAGATGGATATTTTCGTGAATCATTCACCTTTGAAGGAAAGCGTTACAACGTCCGTGCTAAAACCCAGCGCGATCTATGGCGCAAGGTGGAGGAGAAAAAGCGCCGTCTTGAATCCGGTATAGATATTACCAATGAGAACACAATCTGTGAAAAATGGTTTTATGACTATTTGGAAACCTACAGATGTCCAAAAGTGCAATCTAAAACATACATTTACTTAAAAGCAATGGTCAAAAATTATATCGCACCTGCGATTGGAAACAAGCGTCTAAAAGATGTAAAGCCTGCCGAATTGCAGCGAATACTAAACAGTGGTGCGGGTATGTCTAATTCTTTTGTTTCTAAACTGCGCAACCTCATAAGAAGCGCATTTCGGCAAGCGAGAATCGACCGCGTTATCATTTACGACCCTTCCGAGGCATTGGTCATGCCCGAAACTACAAGCGGAACGCACCGGGCGATTACCGCCGAGGAGCGTGAACACATTTTGAAAGTATGCAAAACGCATCGCGCCGGACCGTGGGTCATGTTTATGCTGTACACCGGCGCTCGACCAGCCGAAACGCGAAAAGCCCGTTGGGAGGATATAGATTTCAAACACAAAAGAATTATTCTTCATTCAGCCAAGACCGATTTCGGTGATCGTCCAGTTCCTCTCACCCCCGCACTTTTACCTTTCTTGCGCGGAGGCGAAGGATATATTTTTACTCAAGAAACCACCGGCAGGCCGCATTCGACAGCTTCGATGCAACGCATGTGGGCATCCTTTAAGCGAGCATTAGATATTGACATGGGAGCGCAAATGTACAGACATAGTATCATCCCTCAAACATCAAAGGTAGCGATTGATCTTACGCCGTACTGTTTTCGTCATACCTACGCAACCGATCTCCAAAGCGCAGGCGTGCCGATCAATGTAGCAAAGGATTTACTCGGCCATAAAAGTATCTCTATGACTGCAAAGGTCTACACCCATCTGTCCGATGAGGCGTTCAATGCCGCAGCAGAAAAGGTGTGCACGTTTGAAAAAGCTCGTCAGGAGAAAAAAGTTGTTGTATTGTGACACATTGCTCATTGTGTCACCTGATGTGTCACTTTCAAACCAGACCCCCAAAATCCTTAGATATATGGTATGTTTTAATGCTTAGTATATTGCCTGTATAGCAGATAACTGCAATTTATATCTGGCAGACAATATTATAACTTTATATCATTTATAATCCGCTTTTAGTCAGTATTTACACAATATATAGAACAAATCAGACTTTGCAAACCAATTGATATCCCGATTTCAATTTCTGCCGAATGTGGGTTTTTGGGGTTATTTAGGGGTATTAGATGTGTCACCTACTGTGTCACCTAATTAAAAAGAGGGAGGGCGTATGCCCTCCCTTCTCTTATCCCCCATACCCCGGAATAACCATTCTCGGGTCAATGCTCTGTCCGTTCTTATGCACTCTCAGGTGTAGGTGCGGAGCGGAGCTGCTTCCGGTGGAACCGATCACGCCGACCTGCTGACCTGCGCTTACCGTGTCTCCCTGCTTAACCGTAGCCTTCTGCAAGTGACCGTACAGCGAGGTATAGCCGTCGCCGTGGTCTACCACAACATAGTTGCCGTAGCCGTTCTCGTCGTAGCCAACCTCAGTAACCTTACCGCCGCCGATACTGTCCGCCGCCTGACCGTTCAGATTGCCGCCTGTGCCGCCAATATCAATACCGTCATGATTGGTGCTGCTGTAGCCTTTCGAGGTCTTGACCGCGTTTCTGCCGCCGTATCCGCTGGTTACAACCGAGTTGCTTGCCGTAGTCGGATTAACAAATCCCGCGCTGCCGGTTTTCTGCGAAGCCGATGAACGGTTTACATTGATACCGGTGTTCAAACCGCTTTCTTCCGGCAGTTTGCCGCCACTGGTGTAATGTCCGTCAATCTTTTTGTAGCCGAGCGCATGCATAACTGCCGCATACTCATTGTAGTTCGCCGTGTTCTGACTGACAACCTTTGCAACTGCCGCCAGTTTCGCACCAGATTTGCCCTTTTCATAGGTAACACCGCTTGCCGCAGACTTAATCTGTGCGTACTGCGCTGCGCTGATACCGGCGCTTTCCACTTCTCCGATAGCGGCTTTTTCCTTTGTGCCGCCGTTCTCACGAATCATATCAAACGTATAGTTTGCAGGGTCAGCCTTAACCATCGAATAGAACTTGAACGTATCTTCCAGCGCCTGCCGCTTTTCACCGGTATACCCCTTGGAATCGAGGTAATACGAAAACTCCGTAGCCTCCAAAGAAGCGCGTCCCTTCTCGATATCCTCACCCTCTTTGGTAATTGCCTGCTTCTGTATCATCGCATCTACATACTCCTCAGCCGTCACCTTGTCGCTGATTTCGCTGTACTTCTCCCACTGGCTGTCAGAGGTGCCCTTGATAAGCAGCGTATGATACAGTCCGTTCTTCTCCTGCTCAGAAAGCGACTTGTCGCTCTTGATGGAGTTAAACGTCTGGTCTCGTGCTTCCCATCCCTCCATATCGTTGTTCAGGCTGTCCTCCATCTCCTTGTAGGCGTAGTACAAACCCGGCTCAATGCCGCTTTCGCTTACAATCTTCGTTGTGCCGTCCAGTTCCTTCTTGTATACCTTGTTCGCCGCAATCGCCTTTGCATACTTGTAAATATCCGCAACCGCTTCGATTCTCTCATCGTTCGACATTTGCTTGTACGCCTCGGATTTTGTCAGCTTGTCGATTGCATCGAGCGAGATTTTACCGCTCTGGCTTGTCAGTGTGGAATATTCCTGCGCGGTGAGGAACTTCTTCGTGCCGTCCTCAGCCTTGTAATACTTCTGCGGCTTGCTTGGCAAAACAGAGTTGTCGCCGGTTGCCTGATACAGCTCTTTGAGCGCCTTTTCTGCCTGTGTGCCCTTTGCATCCGCCAGATAGCCCGGCGAGAAGAAGTTGTACGCCGCGCGTGCGAACACATTGTCCGGTCCGTTTTTCTGTTCGCGCCCCCATACATCCGTGTATGCAGGTGTCTGGTATTTTTGCAAAAATGGAATCTGGAACACGCCAGAAACTTTGTTCTGCTGCCGCTGTAAAAATTTCTGCAAGCTCGACGGAACAGGACTGTTCTTGTCCGCATAAGTCGTTCTGCGTGTATTGTCGATCGTGCGCGAAATCTGACCAAACAACGTCGGCACAAACTGACCGCCAAAGTTGGTTGCAATGTTGCTTGCAATGCCAAACAGCGGATTGCTCTTGCTGTATGCCGCGCTCGTAACCGTCGAGCCAACGCCGGACAGCATCGTCATATTGAGCATCGGGTCGAACATGCGGCTGACCGTTGCCATTGCCTGGTTGAATGCCGTCTCGTCGTCGTCGTACTTCTGGTGCAGTGCTTCATACAGTTCGCCGCCCATCGCAAGCGGCACAACAGCCGGAGACGCCCAGTCAATCGTGTACGACTTGCCGAACAGGTTGATTGCATACTCCTGCTGACCCATGCCCGCGTCAAGGTTTGCTTCCTTGTCGTCGTCGCTCGAACCTGCCGAGAAAATGCCTTGCGCTGCAAGGAACGCGCCGAGCGCCGCAACGCCCGAACCGGTGAGACCCTGTCCGATATGGTCGATCATCTTGGTTGCGTCCATGTTGCCCTTCTTGACCTGCACCGCGTCATAGGTGATTGCTTTCAGCAGTCCGACCGGCGACAGCTCAAACGAGCGCTTTGCAACGTTGATTGGCGTGCGCTTGAACGGCACAAGCGAGCCGATAATAACTTCTGTTGCCTTGTTCTTCTTTTCCAGTCGGCTGAGCGTGTCTGCCAGCGCCGACGCATCCTGAAACGTTGCGATCTTCGCGTCCTGAATCGCGTGCTGACGCGCCTCGTTCAGCTGCGCTTCCGTCAGATTGTTCACGTCCCAGCCGCGCGCCGTCAGGAAGTTACCCATGCTGTCAATGTAGGATTTCTTCTTAAAAACCTGATCTTCCGCGTCAAGCGCCCAGGTGTTCACGTCCATCACCTTTTGCAGCGGCTTCGGAAACAGCTTCTGCCGCTGCTTGATTTCGCTCATTTCGGTTTTGTAGGCATTGCCGCTGAGTTCCGCCTCGACGTTTGCATAGTCCGCCTTGGCAAACTGCTTCGCGGCCTTGCTCGTATGCAGCGCACGGGTTCGCTTTTCCTGCGGCAAAAACTTCTGTCCGACTGCCGAAACCTTGTGACTGGTATCGAGCGCCGCCGCAGAGGCTACGTTGCCCATAATGTTGCGGATATGCGTGCGCGGATTACCCAGCATCGCAAAGTAGCGCCATGCGTTCAGCATGTCGCCTGCCGTCTTAGGAATCTGCTGCGCAACGTCATTGTAAATCTTGTCAGTGATTTCTGCACGCGCTTCATCGGTCTCTGCCTGCAAAAACTCTTTCGCTAAGTCCTCATTCAGTTTAAGTCCGTACCGGTCTGCGACTTCCGCTGCCGGAACGCCCTGTTTCTTAGCCGCCTTGTTCGCCTGCTTGTCAAACCGCGACTGATACTCCTGTTGAATCTTCTGTACAGCCTTCTGCAAGTAGTAAAGCTGACCTTCCGGCGTGGTCTTTTTGAGCAGCTTAAACGCATTTACACCGCGTCCGAGCGCCGTACCCTGTACCGCAAGATCACCCGCGAGCTTCATTGCCGTCTGCGTGTCGCCCGCTTCGACCGCCGCCGTGTACATCATCTGGCCGAGTGCAATATCATCGTCCGTAACGGCTCTGCGGTCGTCCGTCACTTCCTCCCACTGGTCAAACGCGCCCTGCCATCCCTTCTTCTGAATGGTTTTCGTCGCACCGCTGAGTGTTTTTTTCAGCGACTTCACATCATGTGAAAACAAACCCTCTGCAACATGGTTTTCCAGTGCCGGAATGAGGCTGTCCGGTGTCACGCCGCTTTCCATGATCGTTCTTGCAACATTGCTTACCCTGTCCGTGCTGTTCGTACTCTGCGGTACATCCACCATGCGCGCTGGGTTCATGCCCTCCGGAATCGCGCCGTAGTCATTCACCATCTTGGAATACGTGTCAAATCCGGTTTCCGCCGCACCCACCGAGCTTTCCGCATTCACTTCCGCTTTTGTCAGCTTGGGGTTAATGTCCGCCTGCTGTGCCGCCGCCTGCGCGTTTTCCTGCATCGGCTGTGTAATTTCCGGCGGTGCAGTCTGAACGCCCGTCTGCGCCGCCTCAGCCCCCGCACGGGTCAACTTCGGCATAATGTCGTTCTGCGCCTTCCGCACGTCTGCAAGCGTCGGTGCGCTCTGCGTCTGCGCCGCACCGGACACGCCCTGTCCGGTGCCTGTATTTAGCGGTGTCTGCGGTGTTCCCTGCTGTGCCGGAGACACAATACCGTTTCGTGCCGCATTGGTGTCTCGAATATCCTTGGTGTATCCGCGTTCGCCGCGCTGAATAACCAGATTACCGCCTACAATCTCAGCCGAAAGCACGTCATTCCCCAGCGTGTTTCCTGCGCGCTGGATTTCCAGTGCGGTCTTGATATCGGTTGCAAGGTTAGCGCCAATCCAAGAGCCGCCGCCGTTCCGGATATCGCGGTTCACCATTTCCGCCGCAATCTGCGCCGCCTCGGATTTCTTCGGCTTTCTGCCGTTCTTGCTGTAAAAATCCGAATACCACTGTTCGTTATTGCTTGCACGAACGCCTGTGCCGTCCTCGTTCCGAATGACCGAAACGCCTTGCGGTTTGTAGTCCTTGACGTACTGTTCCGCCGCCTGCAGCGCTTCATTGTATCTGTCGAACGTATCGCCGACAATCTCATCTACATACTGCTGCACCGAAACGCCTGTTTTGTTTGCGCTGTCCTGCAGCAGTTTTGCCCACTGCATTTCATTGCCGGTAAGTCCGCCGTTCGGTTTGCCCGCTTCATCAACCGAATACTGCGGAATTGTCTCCGTGCCGGTCACACGGTCACTGAACCGCGTCTTCGTCTGTCTGCCCTCCGGCAGATACATGCGCGGCGCCAGTCTGTCCGACACCTGTCCGTTTTCCGAAGCGTAGAACACGTTCGGGAACGCATTCATTTCACCGGACACACCGCCGTTTCTGTCAACATACATTACGTCCGGTGTCCGGATCTGGTTAAACGCACGCTGATTGTACGCCGTGCCCTGTTCACCCGCATACATCGTGTTCGCCGTTCTCGTGTTGCCATCCGGCAGTGCAAGCCGCTGTGCCGTCGGAAGCGCCTGCGCCGTCTCCGGGTGCAGACGGTCATACATTGCATCAGCTGCCCGCATATCCGCGTTTGCGTCATGGATAGAGGTGGTTGTCTCAGCCGGTGCAGTACCGTATCTCCGGTTTGCCATTCGTCCCGCAAGGCCGCTTGCGCCCTGCATAACGCCTGCCAATGCAATGCCGCCCTTCGCACTGTCCCAAAGCTCCTGCGCCGTTGCGTTCTGTGCGTTCTTGTCATAGGTTGCACGCTTGAGGTACGGATTTACCAACGTGCTTGCCGCTTCCTCTACGCCCTCACCGAGAATATCAAGTGCGCGACCGAGCACGCCGCCTCCGGTGTTGATTGCGCCCTCGTTCAGCCCGGGGATACCGCCGAACATCTTCTCCGTTCCGACCTCGGTTAAGCCGCTGCCCGCACCGTATGCAAGTGCTCTGTTCAGGCTTGCGCCGTCCTGCAGCGCTTCGCGTGCTCCGCTTGCCGCAGAATCACCGAAAACCATTGCCATACTTGCGCCGTCCACCGGTGCTTTGCTCAGCAGGGAAGAAACCTTGCTTGCGCCGCCGGTTGCCGCGTTTAATGCAATACCCGGAATCATGCGCGCGCCTGAGCCTGCAAGCTCCTGCGCTTTCTTTGCCGAACCGACAGGCTGTGCCCAGTCGTTCACCTTCTGCATTGCAGAATCCGCAAAGCTGGTGTTTGCCGTGTTCTTTGCAACATCTTCCCAGAACTTGCCCGCGTCATTTGCACCGGCAAGTTTGAGCGCACCGCTCAGTGCGTTTTCAGCCGCAGAGGTAACATAGCGCGCTCCGTTTTCTACTGCACCGGCTGCATTGAGTGCTGCATTCGCAACGCCGCTGCCCCACGCCTTTCCTGCACTTCGCTTGCTGATCGCATCCGCCTCATCGTTCAGCCGCTTGTACAGCTGATACATCGCGTCCGCCTGTTTTTTGTTCGTAGTGCTCATCTTGTTGTACTGGTCATCGCCGTTGATACCGGCAGCCGCCAGTTTCGGGGGAGAAATCAGCCACGGCACCGCAGCCAGTTTTTCTCCTGCATTGCGGTTTTTCATGTCCATAGCGATCAGATACGGATACTGCTTCTGCATCCGGTCAATCTCGTTATTCAGTTCGTCATACCGCGCCTGCCTCTGCCCCTGCGTCTGATAGTTCTGCCCAAACGCTGCATTTCTCGCCGTCTCAACCACCGGCTTGGAAACATTGGTCTTTCCACCGCCGGCTTTTGGCAGATACGTCGCGCCGCTGTCGCCATTGTATGTCATGCCGAACTTCTGACGAATGCGGTTGTTCGCCGCGTGCAGGCGCGTCTTTTCCGCTTCGTCCGATGTGTTGTGCCACGCCATGGAGTTGGCATTCAGCGTATCAATCGCTTTCTGCCGTTCTTCCTTCTCGTTCCATGTCTTGCCCGTGCCGGTTCGCCGCGTTGTCTTCGGCAGTGTCGTGCCGGAAGATGCGGCATAACGCGAAGTGCGGCTTCGGGAGCTGTTCCCACCGGACAGATAAGTGCTTGCCTGCTTTGCCGTGGACGCTGTGTGCCGCGCCGTCTGGATGCCGTGATTGCTGTCCGCGCGCGGGTTTTTTGCGTTCCGCCGCGGCGTGCTTGCCTGTTTCTGCGTGCTGCGGTTGTTCGTTTTTGCGCTGACGGTCTGCTTCGGTGCGTTCTTGTGCGTCGCGTTGTACTGCTGAATCAGTGCCTTGTTCTGCTTCTGTTTTGCTTTTTCCTTGGCGTTCTTCTTCGCCTGTTCAAGCTGCTTTTTGCGGGAATTGCTTAATGCCATGTTGCGCCTCCAAAATCAGAGAGGGGCGGTTTCCCGCCCCAATGCTGTTTAGTAATAATTTGCGTTGTAAGTGCCTGCGCCGTATACCGAGCCAACAGGGATGCCAAGAACCGCCGCAATCTGCGCCGTAGCGCCGCGATTGCCCATGCCCTCCCAGAGTTTGAGGTAGTAATCACGCATAGCATTCTGCTGATCGTTCTTAAACGACTGGTCATACTGCGACTGCTGCATATCCTGTGCACGCTTGTTGTACGCAATGTTCGCAAGCGTCTGCTGTGCGTCGAGCGTCGGCATGCCGCCGGAATAGCCCATCGCGTTGTTATAGTTAAACAGATTGCCAATTGCGTTCTGTCGCATCTGCTCCTGCTGTGCAAGAATGTTCTGCTGTGCATTCGCCTGCTGCGCCATCAGTTCTGCAACGCTCTGCAAGCCCTGATTGGCCGTCGTATTGTAGGCGTTTGCCGCCTGATTTTCCAGATTGGCGAGGGCGTTTGCACGCGCCTGCTCGTTCTGGTTATACGCCGCATTGTAAGCGTTGTTCTGCTGAACCATCGAGCTTTCCGCCGCACCCTGACCGGAAATGCCCGCCGCCGCAAGCTGTTCGGGAAGATCGCGCTGTGCGGTTCGGTAGTTGATATATGCCTGCCGCGCTGCATCATCATAGCTCTGGTTCATCGTCGGCATCAGCTGTCGGTACTGCGCCGCTGCCTGTTCCGCCGCCTGTGTGTACGCATCCTGCTGCTTGGAGATCGCATCCTCGTAATACTGGTTGTACTGATCTGCATATTTCTGAGTCTGCCGCAGCTGATTGATATATGCCTGCATGGCAAGCTGGTTCTGATCGTCCACATACTGATTCAGATTAGCATTTGCCTGTGCTTTTTTCTGTCGTGCATCCGCAATAGACTGCAAATAGTCAATGTCGGTCGAGCCGCCGTTTACCGACTGCCAGAACGTGTTGCCGAGGTCGGTATTCTTGTAGTCCGCACTCGGAATTGAACTGTGATTGTTGTTCTGGTTTTTGAGCTGATTGTAAGCGTTCAGGCCGATATTAGCCAGTCCGCCGATCAGGTTTCCGGCTGCCGCAGCCGATTTACTGCCCGCAGTCGGTGCGCTCCATGTGCCCGTCTTGCCGTCATAGGTGTAGCCGTGACTGCTGTACAATGCCTTGTTCTTCTCCTGCAGCGTTTTTTTCGTTGCTGCATCTGCCGTGTGCCACGCCTGCGAGTTTGCCTGCGCCTGTTTCAGCCAGTCCGGCGTAGCGGCTGCGCTGCTTGCTGTGCTGCCCGTCGTGTTGTTTGACGAGCCGCCGGAAGAACTGCTGCTGCCTCGATTCGACGAGCTCGAAGAAGAGCTGCTCGTGTTGTTCTTCTTTGTGTTTGCCGCAATGGTGTTCTTAATGCCTGTTCCCAGTACCTTTCCGATTGCGCCCCACGCACTTTTCGCCATATACTTTTCTCCTTTTCGTAAAATAAAAGCAGGTGTTTCCACCTGCTTTTTGTGTTTAGTTGTGTTTTACAACATTCTCGTAGTATGCCGCCAGTTTGTCTTCCACTGCATCCTTGTCACACAGCCAAAACGACTTTGCCATGTCCGCGTAAAATTCATCATTGCCTACGCCGTGGCGCTCTGCAACCTCGCTGAGGTCGCTGTACACTGCGTTCATCGCAACCCAGAATTTCACCGGATTGCAGTTTATTCCGCGCCGCTGCATCAATTCCGTGGTCTGATCCAGTGTCCAGTGTGCGCCAGTCGAGCCGTCGGCGTTCTTCATGCCGCGCACCCAGCGTTCCGCCATTTCACGGTTGAGCTTCGCGCCGCTGCCGCGTGCATAGCCAAGCTGTTTGTCGCTGCCGCGTGTCTTGTCCCCTACATACGAAGTATCCCCCATACGCATAGGTTCATCACGAAACCCAATCGGGCGCATACCCTCGTCATGGTATGTCGGCATCTCGTCATACTCGGGATATTCCGCGCTGCTGTGCGGGGCAAATCTGCCGTTGGAATAGCGCGTATAACCGCGCATAACCGGTTCTCTGCCGCCGTGGAACCGTTCGTCGTAGTAGCTCTGCGGCTCATCATAACCGTAAGGCTCGATATAACGGTTACGCGGCATTTCATAACGCACGCCGTAATGCTCACGGCTTTCCGGATACGCCTTGCGGTTTCTCCATTCCTCCGGTGTAAAGTCGCTTCTGCGGTTTCGCTGCATCAGCAGCATCATAGTACCTCTTTTCATGCCGTCACCCCCTTACGTTGTCGGTGCAGTTCCGTTGATGGACCGCAGCGCGTTAGAGTGAGAGCAGCAGGAATTACCGAGCATACGGAAACTGCCGCCGTTTGCCGAAGTGACCACCCGGCACAGGTACTTGTGACGGGTATCCAGATTAAACACTGTCGCCTGAGCGCCGTTGCATTTCAGCAGCGGATACGTTACCGTTCCGTCCCCGATGGTGATTACCACCGGCGCGCCGATGATCGTTGTTGACGGAATGTTCTGCGCGATTACGATTCCGTAAACGCAGCCGTTCTGGTAGTCCCCCGCCGGAATGTTCACCGTCAGTACACCGCTTGTGTAAGTGACCGCCTGTGAGATACGCAGGTTCGGACACAGTTTTTGTACAGGCTT